CTAGATGTGGGCTACTATATCAGATTCTTGCTTATACTCTTCAACTTTCTGCTTAACGTATGAAGAGTACCAAAATACATCTTTTTCACTTACGCGAATGGGTTGTTTGATTTTTCCAGAATTTACCCACTCATAGAATTTATCCTTCTGGATCGATAGAAGGTACATAAATTCTTTAGCACGTACACGACGATCAATCTCCATTACCCCTCCTTACTTTCCGCTTTCATAAAAGTAATCCAATGTGTGTTACTGCGCTTTCCGCTAATGTGTCCAAACAATGGTTTTTGATTTGTCAGTTCTAAAAGTTCACTAACTTTGATCTGTGTTTCATTCCATTTGAAAATTAAAACACCGCCATTGGCCAACACTCGAAAGCACTCTGCAAAACCTTTACGAATATCTTCGCGCCAATCTTCTGACAACTTTCCATACTTGGCAGCTAACCAACTTTGTTTACCAGCCTTCACTAGGTGAGGTGGGTCAAACACAACCAAAGTAAATTGGCCATCCTTAAAGGGCATGTCTCGGAAGTCCATCATCACATCTGGTTCAATCACTAAAGAACGACCATCACACAATGTATGTTCTTCTTTTCTGATATCGCCATACACTACATTAGGGTTTTGACGATCAAACCACATCATGCGAGAGCCACAGCATGGATCTAAAATTTGTGCATTCATCCCTCAGCTCCCGATTCGCTTGCTTCTAACATCTTCAAGTTTTCTGCAACTGCATTTTCAGCTTCGGCTTTTGAAGCGAATTGAAGAATTTCAAAGTTATCTTCATCTTCATAGATATTTGCAAAATATACTTTTGTTGACTCAGTACGTTGCCATTTTTGCAACTCAAGCACTTCTCCCTTATCTATTTCAATGTCATATTCGAAAGGGCAATCAACTACATAATCTGAGCCTTCCAAATAATATGTATCTGTAAGCTTTTGTTGAGTATCTGGCACCGCCTGATCATTATTAATCTGTGCATACAAATCTTGTCTTTCATCAAGCAATTCAGTGATTCGATCTTGAAGACGACCAATCTCAAAAGATTGTTGCACCGCCTGAGCTTTGGCTTTTTCTTGCCACACTGTCCATGCTATTAAAGTTTCTCGGTCATCATAAAATCCATAATCATCAAAACTAAACTGGCTGCCGTGTGCGCCAAAAGTCTTTCTGAAGAATTCTTCAAAAGCCTCTCTTTCCTTATTCAAATCCGTCATGTCATCACCCAATTACTGTAAATTTGAAATTCTTTAAGTTAATAGCAGTCATCTTGTTGCAGTGCTGACACTTGGTTCGGGCTCTTTTCTTTAGCTCCTCAAGGTCTTCACTAATCTGCTTTTTCTGCTCTGTAATCTTTGTTTGTTGTCGGGACCAATATTTCATAGTGTCTTTGATCCACATCACAGGATTTACTTTTGCTCCGCACTTCATGCATGTAAGCTCTAAAGCTTTAGTGTCAATCTCTACTTGTGCATGCTGACACTTACGCAGATTTGTTCTTGGAAAAGGAACTACATTTTCTTCGACATTCAAGACGATGTGATCTTGAAAAGGGTAGTTCATATTCCCTCTGTATTCTTGATCTGTCATGCTGCCACCTTCAATGTTTTAATTGCGTCATCTATAGCTTTGTTGAACTTACGAACATCTTGCTCAAGTGCTTCTATTGCTAGGTCTTTGGCATAGACACGAATAATGATGATCTGTAATCCTTCTGGTAGACGTGGGTCATAACTCACAAAGTCACACCATTCACGACGAGTACAAGCCAACTGACTAGTTATTTGAGGAATGTACTCATCTGGTACTTGCTTGGTCAGCAGGGTGTTCAAGTGTGTTGTAGTATCTGGGCACTTAACTTCTATTTGCCCATTGTCGCCCACAAGCCCATCTGGTGAAGCCCCGAACATTTCAATGAAAGGATGGTCAATTAAACCTGTACCTACTACAAAGTTACCCGTTTCATTTTCATAAGCTGCTATTGCATGAGGCTCGTTATCGATACCCCATTGCATAGCTTGGTTAGTGAAGATTTCCTTCTGAACGCCAGTGAGGCGCTCAGCTAGAATAGTTAAACCCAATGCATTTAAAGCTTTTCCTTTATTGAGCTTTGCATTTAAATCCTTTACACGGCTTGCTGTGACTTTCCCACAGCGTTCCGAATGCCAATCTTCACTACGCTGGAGAATGTTCATATGTTTCTCCTTGGCGCTGTAAAGCTTGGTCTGCAAACTGAGCAATTTTTTTTAAGCTAATTGAGTGAACTTCCCAAAGGTGCTTTTTAAGATTTCCCTTTGGAATTGCCACATAAGCAGCTTGCAAGCGTTCAGTGCCGTATTGAGCTTCTGATTTGAGTGTAGGCAAATGCTCATCTTCAAAGGCTTGGTAGCCTTCTGGCACTTCACTAGTCACATCCTTAATAGCTTGTCCACTTTCAGCGATACGTTCTGCTTCATCCTGATCATGAATACCCACAAAACCAAAGGCTAAGCGTGCACACTGAATAGTTGCTTTGTGGCGCAAGAAGCGAGAAGGGTGACTCTGCCATGGTCCTTCAACTACATATCCAGTTTTTGACTTAAATGGTGCACGATAACACTCTGCTAAATACTCGCGAACAACAGTAGGGTGGTCACGATCTTTACGATAGATAATGCATTCAACCCATTCAGGTGCAGCAACTTTCGCGCCTTCCATCTGAACCATATTTTCAGAAAACTTAAATTCCATACCATTGAAATTAGAGTTTCCATTAATGATTCGAGACCAACCATCCACGCCAACAACTGGAATAATCCCTTTGTTTTTATCTGGGAAAGCGTAAATCTCTTTGGTCCATGGGTTCAGCTTGTATTGACCAGCAACAATCAAAAGAGAAGCCATTTGTGCATCAGTTGCAGGTGTTTCAGTACGGAAAGCTGTTTGAATCAGTGTTTCCTTTAACTCTTGTGGATTAACATTAACCAAGCCAAGAGTTTCAGCAACGTTTGCAATCTGTGTAGTAATAAGTGTTCCATTTACTGGCGCATTCATAATCTTCTCCTAATTTTTAAAATGGCAACTGCTGAGTAGTGTCTGAATACCGGACTTCAATTTGTCCTTGTGTAGACTCTTCAATTAGCATCTTGAAGTAGGCCATTGCCTCAGCAAGTGTTGTCTCTGTTGCTGAAGCAGGACGACGAATAAGCACATCAATAGCTTCAAGTAGTTTTCTTTTCTCATGCACTTGCATCACACACTCCCGCTTCTTCATCTGCCAATTCTTCGGCGTAGTATTTAAGCTGCTCGTTTAAGCTGTTCACTTGTGCGTCTGTTAGCTTGAAACGCAAGCCAATAGGTGACTCTATGCCGTCTTTATCAGTTACTACTGCATGAGTTTTTGTGTCTACCACAAGCACTTCATATTCTTGGTCACGGGCACAACCACTGGACTGATCGGTTACTTCACGAGTGTCATAAGTCGTTTCTGCTTTAATCTGGCAGTTAAGAACATTGCAGCCGTAAGTTAGATCGAAATAGACCGTTTCGCCTTCAACTTGAATGTCAGCAGACATATCTAAGTAAGGGAAAGAAGGGCACAGCAACTCTGGCTTGTTAACCAACATATTCATTAGATAATCCCCCAGTGAACTGCCAAGATGAGGTTGAATAACCCAATGAAACTAGCTAGTGCTATGTAGTTATCCATGAGAGGGCTCCTTAGCTAAAGGCTCTTCATAAATCCATAGAGTTTTGCCACTGCCATAACGAACAGAGTAGACGCCTGTTCCATCTGTATTGATGATCACACCTAAGTCATATGCAGCTTGACGGTCTGAAATCTCATAACCCTTTGCCTTCATACGATTTACAACACCTCTTGTGTAAGGGCGTTTACCTTCAGCTTTTGCATCTTTTACGCATTGAAGAACTTGCAATTGTCGTTCTGATAAATTGAATGAATTTGACATCACTTCACCCCCTCAACCTGAACGCGCACATACATGTTCTGTTTTGCTTTGAGTTCGTTGACGTGTTGCTCGTCGGCACAGCCTTTTAAGAATGCAAATGCAATGAAGGTAATAATCCAGAAAGCTACGAATGCTTTCGAGCCATCCCTAAAGGCTTGGCTAAACTTGTACTTTTCAATTCTTTGATTCATACTTATCTCCGCATTTGATGCAAACCGCCTAGACTCTGACCCCTATGGCGGTTTTTGTTTGTCGATGAGATAAATATAGAATATTCTATAAAAGATATCAATAGATATTTCTATATATTGTCTATAATTTCTATTTTTTATCTATTAAATAATTAAAAATATAGAGAAAATAATTGTAATTTTTTTATATAAGGCAATAAAAAACCCGCTTTCGCGGGCTTCAATCAATATTTTCTCTATCCAGCTCTATAAAATTGGCGGCCAATTACTCTAAAACTTGTACCATTGGAAGCAGAAACGCTCTTGTCTCTATATTTTGGATTAAGGCTATGTAGCGTTAATACTCCGCCTTCCTCTTTGAATATTTGCTTGAGCATAGCTTCACCTTCAAAGTAGACAGCATAAAATTCACCATCTTTGACATCAGTATCAGCTAAATCAATTGCAAACACATCTCCCGTACAAACATACGGTTCTTGAGAGTCGCCTGATGCCAGGGCGAGCTTAACATTTTCAGGCTTAACGCCATATTTTTTAAAAAACTGCGGTGGAAAATCACGTTTTTCAAGAACTTCATCGAAATGAAATTCAATCGATTCCCCATCCCCACAGGCAAACCGTATGTTCACTAAATCAATCCAAATTCTTTCGCTTTCTTGTTCTTCTGAGCTTACAGTAACGCTCGGAGAATTATCAATTATTAGACTTAGACTTTTGTCGATATTTTCTGGTGTTTCGCCAGTTCTTAACCAATACGGATCTACTTTAAGAACTTTAGCTATCTCAGGGAGAAGAGTAGATCCAGCATTCGGATTTTGTTCTAAATAACTGTATGACGGTTGTTTCATGCCCACAGCTTCAGCAACTTGCTTCTGAGAAAGTCCAGCTTTTAAACGTGCTTCTTTCAATCTTTGTGATTGGGTAGACATGCTTTGCATCTCAAACATATAGATCGATCTTAATAATATATAAACAATTCTATCGCCTCAAATTTATTAAATTACAAATATATAGACATATCTATTAATACTTGTTGACTAAATATAGAATATTCTATAAATTAGTCTATAAATATAGAGGAGATGGTTATGTCAACTAGCCAAATAGATGAGGTTGTTTCCTACTTCGGCAGTCAGCGTAAGACAGCCACTGCCTTAGATATTACCCAACCAACTGTAAACCACATGGTCTCTACTGGTCAGGTGTCTGTTAAATCAGCTCTGATCATCCAAAAGAGAACTAATGGCAAATTTAAAGCTTTGGACTTATGTCCGGAATTAAAAAACTACTTTTCTGAATTAACTGTCGTTTAAGGACAAGGTTATGAGTCTTGAAAAAAAATCTACGCATGTGCGCTTATCTCCCGAAATCCATGAACGAGCAAAAATACTTGCTCATGTTAAAGAAAAGGATCTCGCGGCCTATCTAGGTTTCCTTATTGAAAAAGAGATAGTTGGCGAGTGGCATGTATTCAATATACAAGCAAAATCTTTCGAGCGTTTGGGAATGTCGGCTTTAGTACGGGAATTGAGTACAGAAGTCAGCTTTTCAGAGGGATCGGAAGGGATTAACGGGATTTTAGACAAATAAAAAAGCCTGATGGATGAGATCAGGCTTCGTGTTCAATCGGAGAAGGACCAAATGAACTATTCAATATTAGCAGACATTGAACTAAATCGGAAGATTAGTTTGTTTCAAAAAGCGGTTGAGGCTTATGTGCTTAATCGAACTCTCGAAAACTCTATGGCATTGGCTAAAGCGAAAGCTGATTTAGCTGCATTTGTATTGAGAGGTGTTTGATGAATACGGCTTTTAACCTGGAACAATTTCTCAAGCAGGCCACCCCAGTGGAAGATAAATACACTAGAACACCAAATTACCTGGTGGATAAGGGCTATGTGTCTGAAATGACGGGTAGCGCTTTGAAATGCTACGTAGTGATTAACCGCTTTACTGATGGTTTTTGCCGTAGTAACTGGTCGATTACTTCTAGCTTCCTTCAAGAAAAGACTGGAATCAAGAAATTAAAAACACTTACTGACTCAGTTCGCCAGCTTGAACAATTGGGTTTGGTTTTAGTGGTTAGATCAACTGGTGAAACTAACAAATTTTCAATCATTCATCCTGAGTTTGAACCACCTGCCAAAATGGATGGTAGTACCGATAATGGTATGGACACTACCCCCGAAAATGGTATGGGGAGTACCCACCAAAATGGAGGGGAGACTACCCCCGAAAATGGTACTACTAAGAAAGAAACAAATAAGAAAGAAAATATTAAGAAAGATATATGTGAAATTTTCGAGTTCTGGAAAGTTACTTTTAGCAAGAACGAGAAAACATTACTTTCTGATAAACGTGCTAGAAAAATCCAAGCTCGTCTTGTTGAAGGCTACCTTGTTGAAGACATCAAGTTAGCAATCACAAATTGCTCTAAGTCTGATTACCACCTTCAAAACGGTTACACAGATATCGAGTTGATTTGCCGTGAACCGGAAAAGCTAGATCGCTTTATCAACATGTTCCCTAAAGCTGAACAAAACATGGTGCCAGTACCTGGTAGCTATGAAGAAGACATGGGAGATTGGTAATGTCGAATATTCATAACATCCCTATGGAACAAGCAGTTCTTACAGCATTGATGACTGTAGACAAATCATTTGATGTTGTAAGTAACGATCTTGATGTTGAGTGTTTCTTTCCAGAGCGCCATAAGCAAATCTTCCAGGCTATTGCAGACCTTGCTAACGAAAACAAACCTTATGACTTCGTTATGGTTGAGCAGCAGCTTAAACAGAAAAATGTAATTCATTTGATGGGCGGGTCTGAATACTTACTTCAAATGAGCAGCGAAGCGCCTTCAAGCTTTTACAACCTGGAGTCTTATGTTGCAGAACTAAACAAGTTCAAGGCACACCGTGAAGTTGAGCATATCGGTCAAAGCATTGCTGAGATTGCTAAAGACTTAACAATCCCTGACGTTCACATTGCAGCAGAAAGCATCCTGGATGGGAAGAAAACTTCGAATGATGTTGAGAAGACTAGCTTCACATTTGAAGAGGCTTTGAATCGTGCTACAGATCGTTTAATCCAAAAGGCTGAGGCTAAAGCTAACAAGCAGTACACAGGCGTAAAGTTTAACTTAACTCACCTCGATAACCTGGTTGGATTAATTCAAAAAGGACACTTCTGCATCGTGGGTGGTCGTCCTGGTTCAGGTAAATCAACTCTAGCTCAAATGTTAGTTATTCAGACAGCAGTGCGATACAACGAGCCTGTATTGGTTGTATCTGCGGAAATGGATGTAGAGACATTCACAAACCGCTGCATCTCAGCATTAACCAAAATTCCTTATGACAACATTCATAACGCTGAATTATTTGATGGGATGTTGGCTCAATTTGCAGATGCTCAAAGACGGTTCAGTTCTTTGCCAATCCATATCGAAGACAAGCAAAAGCCGACAATTGCAGAAATACATTCTTGGGCTCGTAAAGCTAAGCGCAAATACAAAAGACTAGGATGCATCGTTATTGATTACCTTCAATTGGTTCGTGACCCAAGTAAGAAAGACCGTTACCAGGAAGTAAGTTCAATTAGCCGTGATTTAAAAGCATTGGCTAAAGAGTTTGATTGCCCAGTTATAGCATTAGCGCAGCTTAATCGTGAGTCTGAGAAAGGGAAACGTCCTAAAGCATCAGATCTAAAAGAATCAGGCCAGATTGAACAGGATGCAGACCAAATCATCCTAGCGAATCCAATCATTGGTGAAGACGACCTACCATCAGGTGTCACTGAATTAATCGTTGCTAAAAATCGTCATGGCAAGAAAGGTGTGGTTCGAGTTATGGACCGCTTAGATATCTGCCGTTTTGTGACTATTCGAGAAGAAGGAATGGCTGCATGAAAACTTTAAATAGAACAAAGAAATTAAACTTTGATGACCAGCTTAGCTTACTCGTGTTTGGCTGTCATGCATCAGCGCCTTTCAGTGTCAAAGACGTGAAGGAATCAGTGTTTGATTTCAATCGAGGAACCATCTACAGCAATCTTCAAAAATTTGTTGAATGGAAATATTTCGAACGTGTTGGGAAAAATCATTACAAGGCAACTCAATACGCAAAAGACATCCTGAATGTTAAAGGGGAGCTGAAAGCATGATCGAATTTGCAGATTACAACGCAATGATGAAGCTGCGTAGAGCGTACAACCTCGGTACTCGTAATGAAGAAACAAGAGCAGCAGCGAACCTATACGAGAAATTAAGAAAGCTGAAAATGCTAGACCAGCTTAAGCAGGAAGCCATGACTAGACGTTACAAGGAGGGGGTATGAACATGATCGTATTTCCATTAAAGAAGGCTGAAAAGTTAGATCGACTTTGCTTGTGTATTAATTGCAACAAGCTCTTTGTTGATGCTGTTGATAGTCGCGACCATGGCATTTGCTCACTTTCTTGTGGCTATGCATTCCGCGGAATTAGTTGGAGTGACTTCCTATGAAACCAGAACAGTTTATTCGTGAGAAGGGGTTGAAGAAGGCGAGAGAGGTGGTTGAGGGGGCGCCAGAAGGTGCTACTCACTACGGGCTAAGACAATACCGCCAGTGGGAGGGTCGAATTCTAAAAACATTTACAGATGAGTCTTGGCGTTCAACTGCTGTTTTTGGTGGAAATCTTAGATTTATTGAAGATGACTGCCTGTGTATTCAAGACCTCAAGCGTCTGGTGGAGTCTTTGGATTTGGTAAAAAAGCTGGGTGGGAGATCTGGTGCTATTCGCGAGTATTTTGAATATGTCCACAGTGGCAAATCTGAATTAGATATTCGTCCTAATGAGCTAGCAAGAGTAATCCGCGACCACGAATCAATATACGGAGGCGGGGATGAGTAAATATCAACAGGAAGTTGCAGTACTTCTTATCGCCAGTGCAATTCTTTATGCGGGATTTAAGACAACGTTTATCGGTGTTGTTTGTTTGATTGGGTATCTAGCGTTTGTGTGGTCGATGTTTAAAGGAGCCAGCCATGAGTGAGTTTGAGGGTAAATCTGGAAAGTGGGCTTGGGAGATTCAAAAAGAACAACAAGCGAATTTAGTTGAGCTAAGAAGTTCAATTGAAAACCTAGTTCAAAAGTATAAGCACGATGCCCATGCTTCAAGCCTTTTTGGTGATCAAGATAAAGCACGAGTTTATAACTGCTTTGCTAATCAGTTGGAAAATTTGCTGAAAGGTGGTGCTTGATGTCATCAGTCAGCATTGCTGAATACCGCAAGTTATTTCCGATAAAGAAAAATAAAAAGCGGCGTTCAGCAAAGCAAGTTGCCAGACAACCAAGTGTGGGTGAAATGGTTCTGGCAACGCATTTAAGAGCATGCAAGATTGGTTTTGAACAGGAATATAAGTTCCATCCTGATCGTAAATGGAGAGCAGATTTTTTAATAACGGGTACAAAGATTTTGATTGAGGTAGAAGGCGGGATCTGGAGCGGAGGTCGCCATACAAGAGGGAAAGGGTACATCGGGGATATGGAGAAGTATAACTCTGCGTCAATGATGGGTTTTACAGTTTTACGGTTCTGCACAGAACAAGTTAAAGCAGGCGTGGCGATTAAACAAATTGAGCAATTGGTGGGATGAAAATGAATATGCCAGTACAACAACACATTTTACAAGCGGTCGATTGGTCTAGATTTAGTTTTGAAGAGTGGTGTCGCCAGCTTGGAGCTTGGATTAACGGCGATACCGAAAGAATGGTCAAAATTGTTAAGACGATGCCAACAAAACGGATCACTCAAAAACAACGTGAAAAATTAATAGCTATGTATATGAGCGATGAAAATTTAAAAGATCGTTTGTGTATTCGCCGTAAGGGTACATGCTGTCAGTTAAATGATAATGAAGCGCGGGCAATACATAAACTCCTACTTGATCTTCAGACTATCGAGGATGAGATTGTTAATGAATGGATTGGGGCAATCTGGTGGCATTATGTAATGGGGGAGTCTATACGAGACATCGCAAAGAGTAATGATACTTATGGGTCGCAAATCCAACAGGACATTAAATGCGGTTTAGCATTTATTAAATCTCGTTATCCCCATTTTCAATTTGATAAGTTTATAAAAACAGTTGTAGTTGAAAATCAATTTTCTTGACTGTAAATACAGGGTGTGGCATATTCGTGCTATAGTGTTCGAAGTGTAAGTAAAGCACTAGTATTAAAGCTCATCATTTGGTGGGCTTTTTTGTTTTGTGTATAATTAAATATTATTAATAACCAAGAAGATCGCAAAGAAATGAAGAGTGAAATTATCGATAAAATAGAATCTTTTCTTAGTTCTCAAATTCAAATGTTCGAAATGTTTGGGGAAAGTAAACAATTGGAAAAGCTCAAGGAACAATTGAGTCATTTTAAAATACGAGAACATGTTATAAATGATGGATTGAAGCAAGGTCTTTCTTTGGAGCATATGGAAAGATTGGTTCTAAAATATCTGAGATTAATGCTGATAAATATTGGTTATCCAAGTGATGAAGAATTCATAAAAGAGCTAGACAAGGAAATTGATGAATATACGAATATTTTGGGTTATCGTTAATATTAAATATTCATAAACCTATAGATGACTGAGCATGGCTTAGTTATATGCTATAGTCCAGTCTAATTAAAAGCTGGTTAGCAAAATGAATATCTGTGTTGGTGGTGATTTGGATGGGCAAAAGATAGAGAAAGAAGGCAGATTACTAAAAGCTTCTGATATCGACCCATCTTTTAAAACTGAGTACTACAAGCAAGTTTTTAACCGCGACAACATTAACTATCATTTTTGGCTGCCAATTGGATCTGACTTACATGATATGTCTGAGAAAGTTCTAAATATCATTAGATCACCTAAAAACTAGTTTTATCGTTTGCCGGACGTATTACGGCGCAAATGGCCCCGCTAAATATCGATTATTGGCGGGGCTTTTTATTTTTAAACTTGAAAATATTTTTATTGTCTCAATATATAAATTTTATTAAAAAATAACGAGTTTTAAACATGAGTAAAGTAAAAACACCTAAATATAAAATTGGTGATAAAGTTAAACTAAATGTTGGGGGACCAGATATGGCGGTTCTTTCCCTTGGTGAAAACTTTCAAACTAAAGAATTTAATGGATTATATTCTTGCCAATGGTTTGCTGGGAAGAAACTTGATTCTGGAAAGTTTCCTGAAGAAAGCCTTGTAGCGGTCACAGATGAAGAAGATCCTGAATCAAAAAAGTAGGTATTAACCAAGTAGTTGAATGGATGATATTAAAACTACGAATTGATGGTTGTCTTTATCAAGATGACGTAGTTGATTACTTGGTTAAGAACTCCTATTTTGATTATCTGAAAGAAAATGCAGATGGTAATTTGGCAATTGCAACCCCATTACTAACTGCCTTTAAAAAACCAACCTTAAAAGAAATTGTTTGGGTAAAGCCAGATCGTTATTGGCGCTATAGAGTGCTAGAGGATGAACTTGCTCGAGAAGCAAGAGGTTAAATAAGAGCTGCCAAATGGCAGCTTTTTTAATGGATCTAATTTATGAAAAACGAAATCGGCTTTCATGTTCCTGTTCGTCCAATGCCTCCAGAATGGATTTTTGAAATGGATACACCTAACTTTGTTCCAGCGCCAGAATTATGGGAATGGATAAGAAAGGTTTTTCTAGACCCTAAATCTAAATTATTTAACCCTGATCATATGCATTTACGGTCATTTCGATATCCAGATATTGCTGTGATGTGGGCTAGATCTGGCTTTAAAAAGCAAGGCCGTCAGGTCATTGGTACTACTGAAAAAGTCATGATCAATGCTGGTGGCTGGAAGAAAGAACGACAAGAAGAACAATACATCCAATGGTTCAATTATTTACCTGAATACTTAATTACTTTTGATGCTTCATATTCACGTATAGCAAGTGATGTGAACTTTTGTGCTTTGGTTGAACACGAGCTTTATCACATTGCACATAAGAAGGACCAATACGGAACACCAGCTTATAACAGAGAAACTGGTATGCCTAAGTTAGCTATTCAAGGTCACGATGTTGAAGAATTTACAGGTGTTGTTCGTCGATATGGAGCTAGTGAGGATGTTATGCGGATGGTTGAAGCAGCTAATAAAAGACCGCAGCTGTCACGGGCAGATGTTCATTATGCTTGCGGCACTTGTAACTTGAAGGTGGTTTAAATTTTTTTTGCCACTCTACTTGGACGTACTTGGACGGATAGAGATAAATGGCAAGGCTTAATAAACGGGTAAAACTCTATATAGTACGGTCACTTGCTACCTATGAGACACCTAGTGAAACAGCAAGAGGCGTCCAAGAAGAATTTGGTATCACCGTCACCAAACAGCAATGTGAAGCATACGACCCAACAAAAAAAACTGGGCAGGACTTAAGCGAAGAATTTAAAACTGAGTTCTATAGAGTGCGCAAGGAAATGAACGACAACCTTAGCGCAATTCCAATCGCAAACATTGCCTACCGCCTCAAACGCCTACAACGATTCATAGATCATGAACAATTCAAAGAGAACCCTGTCATTGTGCCGAGCTTATTAGAGCAGGCAGCTAAAGAGGTTGGCGGCTTATATACCAATCGCAAGGAAATAACAGGGGCAGGAGGCGGACCAGTTAAAACTGAAAATACTGAAAAGCCACCCGCACCGGTATATACACCTGAAGAACTAGACAAACTCAGCCCGCAAGAATTATCGCGCTTAGTGATTAATGGAAAGCTATGACATACGCATTAGATGAAATAGCCCCTTTAATTAAAGAGTGGACTATTAACGTACGCTTGCCCGAAATAATGACCGAGATGACACGGCGTTATTACTACAAGGCTGCAATCGAGCAAAACGAATTAAGTATTCAGGCAGAAATCTACAAGTGCAGCAAGGATCCAGTTCATTGGTTTAACAATTGGATCTGGACATATGATCCGCGTGGTATGGCATTTGGATTGCCGGCAAACATTCCGTTTGTATTACGGCCGAAACAAGTTGAGCTTGTGGCATGGCTAGAGGAACGTGAAAGCACACAAACACACGGTCTAATTGAAAAATCCCGTGATGAGGGCATGAGCTATGTTGTGCTGGGGTTTTTCTTACATCGTTGGTTATTTGTAGAAGGTTTTGCGGGTGGAGTTGGTAGCCGTAAAGAGGAACTTGTAGACAAGAAAGGCGACCCTAAAACCCTATTTCATAAATTCCGCGATATGTTCAGCAAAATGCCCCAATGGTTAAAACCTAAGGGCTTTGTTGAAAAAGTGCATGATAACTACATGCGCATCATTAACCCGGATAACGGCGCAACTATTACCGGTGAAGCAGGTGACAATATCGGCCGTGGTGGACGTACCACGATGTACTTTTTGGATGAATGGGCATTCGTAGAACGGCAAGAAGCTGTAGATGCTGCTATCTCGCAAAACACCAACGTCCACATTAAAGGATCTACACCGAACGGTATTGGCGATCGATTTCACCAGGATAGATTCAGTGGTCGTTACGCCGTCTTTACCATGCCTTGGCGAGCTAACCCGGATAAGAACTGGACTGTTACCTACAACGGCAAAGTTATTTACCCGTGGTATGAAAAGCAGCTGGCCACACTTGATGATGTGGTACTTGCTCAAGAGGTTGATATTAACTATGCCGCTTCGGTTGAGGGTGTCTTAATTCCTTCAGCTTGGGTTCAAGCTGCAATTGATGCACACAAAAAACTTCAGATTGAGCCTACAGGTGACCGTATCGGAGGCTTAGACGTAGCGGATGAAGGTAAGGATAAAAACTCTTTTGCAGCACGTCACGGCGTTGTCATGACTTACTTGGCCACATGGTCTGGTAAAGGCGATGACATTTTCGGAACGACTCAAAAAGCTATGGACCTATGCTTTGAGAAATCCATCGATACGCTGTTTTACGATGCCGATGGCCTTGGCGCCGGGTGCCGTGGTGATGCCCGTGTGATTAATGAAAAGCGCAGAGAGCTGGGCTTATCCGAGATTAATGTGGAGTCATTCCGCGGATCCGGTTCAGTTCATGACCCTGAAGGGGAAATGGTAGAGAAACGTCTTAACAAAGACTTTTTTGCCAATTTAAAAGCTCAGTCTTGGTGGTCATTACGTTTGCGCTTCCAGGAAACTTTTAGAGCACTTGAGGGGCGTGATTATGATCCAGACATGATCATTTCACTATCAAGTGAAGATATCGATGCTAAGGAATTGGCATTACTCACTACCGAGCTATCTCAACCAACGTACACAAAAAATGGTGTTGGGAAAATCCTAGTCAACAAACAACCTGATGGCACAGCTTCACCGAACCGAGCAGATAGCGTGATGATTTGCTTTAACCCGCAAATTGCTGAGCTCAATATTTGGGGCAAGCTATAAAGAGAAAGTTATGGGCTTAATTAAATTTACAAGAGATTCGTTCCAGAACTTTGCAGCTCGAGTTGGGTTGGGTTCTGGAAATCAACACGATCAATCGACTTATGGTTTTAACTTTACAAGCCGAAATCGATTGAAGCTTGAAGCGATGTATCGATCAAGTTGGGTGGTTGGGCAAGCGGTCGATGTTGTAGCGGATGACATGACGCGTGAAGGAATTAACATCCGTGGCATGGATGATCCAGAAGATGTGGAGGCAATTAACCAGGAACTAGATAGCCTGCAAGTGTGGGATAAGATCAATGAGACAATCCGCTGGTCCCGACTTTACGGTGGGGCTATCGCTGTAATGTTAATTGACGGTCAAAATGTATCTACCCCACTTAATGTAAATACTATTGGTAAAGATCAGTTCAAAGGGTTGCTTGTTTTAGACCGCTGGATGGTTTTACCTGACTTGCAAGATCTAGTCACCGAGTATGGTCCAGATTATGGGATGCCCAAATACTATGATGTCATTACTGACTCAGTAGGCTTATGTAATCAGCGTGTTCATTATTCACGTGTCTTCAGGATGGATGGGATCAAACTACCTTACTGGCAGGCTATAGCGGAAAATCTATGGGGCCAATCAGTTATTGAACGCTTAGAGGATCGTTTAACTATTTTTGATAGCGCCACGTTAGGTGCTGGCCAGCTTATCTATAAAGCTCATTTACGCACATACAAGGTAAAAGGCTTGCGTAGTCTTATTGCAGCCGGTGGGCGAATGTATGACGCTTTGGTTGAGCAGATCAATCAAATTCGTCTATGGCAATCTAATGAAGGCCTAACGCTGATGGATGCTGAAGATACTTATGAAGCCCATCAATATAGCTTTGCCGGGCTTGATAATATTCTGATGCAGTTTGGCCAGCAAATTGCTGGTGCTTTGGGTATTCCATTAGTTCGTTTATTTGGGCAGTCTCCAGCGGGGTTTAGTGCAACTGGTGAGTCTGACTTATCAAACTATTACGACAATATCAACCAGCAGCAAGAAGGCCGTATGCGTACGCCTTTACATAAGTTGCTTGAAATTGTTTCGCGGTCAAAACTAGGTAAACCTCTACCTGATTCATTTAAGTTTGATTTCGCTTCATTGTGGCAGATCGATGACGAGAAAAAGGCAGAGATTGCGGCCAAAGTTGCCGAGGCAGTTACTAAGGTTGAAGAGGCTGGAATCATCTCACGTCAGACGGCGTTAAAAGAATTGCGTCAATCAAGCGAATCTACCGGTATTTTCTCTCATATTTCTGATGAGGAAATTAACCAGGCTGAAGATGATCCACCGCCGCCAAAAGAAGGTTATGACGATGAAGAGTCAAATAAGTCGGATATCACCGCACCTGGCGAGGAAGACCGAGATACGGTACAGCCAGCAGCTTAGAAAGATTGCGGGATACATTGATATGATCGTTAAAGGCTTTGATGTAAATGATCCAAAGTCATACCCACTGATGATTGCGTCATTAAACGAGTATGCAAACACGCTTCAGTTTTGGGCGCAAAATGCAGCTGGTCGAATCATTACTGATGTCGCTTTAAGGGATGAGAAAACTTGGCTCATTTATGCAAAGGATTTATCACGTGGTGTACGTGAGCAAATCAGGAATACGGACACTGGAGCCGTATATCAGCAGCTTTTAAATGACCAAGTAAGGCTTATTAAGTCTTTACCACTTGATGCAGCACAGCGTATTCATGACCTGTCTACTCGATCGCTAATTGAAGGCAACCGTTCAAGTGAGATTGCTGGCTTGATTATGGCAACTGGCCGTGTGACAAGATCCAGAGCAAATACAATTGCCCGGACTGAGGTTAGCCGAGCATCATGCGTATTTACTCAAGCGAGAGCCGAAAATCTTGGATCCGAGGGTTATACCTGGCGAACTAGTGAAGATGGTGATGTAAGGCCAAGCCATAAGGCAATGAATGGGAAATTTGTTGCTTGGAACAGTCCGCCAATGTTGGATAATTTAACAGGTCATGCAGGCTGTTTGCCCAATTGTCGATGTTATCCAGAGCCAGTCATACCAGAAATTTAACAGCCACCTTCGGGTGGTTTTTTAATGCCTGCAAAAAGGTGATCCATGTTTAAAAAGAAACCTAAATCAAAGGCCACAGTAGATAGATCAAATTTCTACACTACTGGCCAAATTGGGCGGACACGAGAAACCACACCTGAAGGTTATTTGCTTTGCCGAGATGTGCCACTAGCTCGGATTGGTAAATTGCTTTATGCCGATGGTGAGGTGCCAGTTACCGCCGACAACTCTGGTCTAATCATTATTGAACGTGGTGAAGATGTTTTATTTGATCCACGTACGATCGCCAGTTTTGAAGGGAAGCCTGTTACCGATGATCATCCAGAGGATTGGGTAACCCCGGAGAATTGGAAGAAACTTTCAAACGGAACTGCACATGATGTACGCCGTGGTGAGGATGAAGATTCTGATTGTTTAGTAGCTGATCTGCTCATCACAGACAAAGACATGATTGATGCTGTGATGAAAGGAAAGGTTGAAATCTCATTAGGGTATGACGCTGATTACACGGAAATTAGCGTAGGCAAAGGGATTCAAACAAATATTTTTGGTAATCACATTGCTCTGGTTAAAAAGGGGCGTTGTGGGTCGCGTTGTAAAATCGGAGATAGTTTTATGCCTAAACAGAGTAAAGGCTGGCTGGAAAGCTTGCGCAAAGCTAAACGTACAATTGATGAGGCTTTGGAAAAAGCCAAGAGCACTGATGAGGAGGATGTCGAAACCGAAGATGATGAAGAGGATGATGACGGCAAAACAACTGATGCTGCAATCAATCGTGAACTCTTGAAAACCCTCAAAACAGTTCAAACAACAGTCCAAACATTTGATGAGCGACTCTCAAATCTGGAAAAGAAAAAAACCAAAGATTCTGAATCGGAAACTGAAGATGATGATGAAGAAGATGGTAAGGGTAAAGAAACCGAAGACGATATTTTGGAAGCTGAACAAGCTCAAAAACTATCTGAACAAGGTATTCAAAATCACACCGGTGATTCGCTTCAAGAAGTTTTATCACGTGCAGAGGTTTTAGTGCCTGGCTTTAAAATGCCAACTTTCGATAGTGCCAATAATGGACCAGCTGTCTTAAATACTAAACGCAATGTATTAAAGCAGGCTTATGCTACGGAAGATGGCCAAAAAGCCTTGAAGCCTTTTGTAGGTGCTACTCCTAACTTTGACACTATGCCAGCCTATACAGTCGATGCTGCATTTATTGGGGCATCGGAACTCATCAAACAACAAAATAACGCTGCTGGGGTGCGTTCAGGCATTTCTACCCGTGATTTTGGTCGTGCGCCACTTACACCTGCAGAAATTAACAAACGTAACCGCGAACACTGGGCAAACAAAGGAAATTAATAAATGGGTAATGCATATCTATATCGTATGCCTTCAGGCATTCCAGGTGATATTTCACGAAAAGCACATTCCACAGTTGAAGCACACATTCTCAAAGGTAGTTTTGGTGCCTTCGGTATTTTCGGAAAGCTAACAGCAGATGGAATCGTACCGCTAGAAGCGGCTGATACCGATGTTTATGGCTTAATTGTTCGTTCTTACCCTACTCAATCAGCTGTAAATGGAATCGGTGCAGCTGTACCTCAATCGGGAATTGTGCATGACATTATGCGCCGTGGTTACATGACAGTTAAATGTAACGCTGGTACAGCGAAAAAAGCTGGGAAAGTTTATGTGCGTGTAGCTACAGGAACAGAACTAAAACCGATCGGTGGGATTGAAGCGGTTGCAGATGGTGTGAATACCATCGAGATCAAGAATGCAATGTTTATGCATGATGCTGATGCTCAGGGCAACGTAGAAATCTCTTACAACATCTAAAATATTTTTGACGTAAATCACGGCGCTATATGCGTCTTTTTTTACGCCTGGAGAAAATGAAAATATGAGTAAATTACTCTTAGCTTCGACCATGACTCAAGCCGTAGCAATGGGTCGACCAATTCGAGCGCGTACCCGTGATTCTGGAACAATGCATACCTTTGATGCCCGTACGATTGATAGTACTGGTGCATTCCTATTAGGTGAATTGGAACGCCTCGACCAAACTCTACATGAGCCATTAGCAAATATTACATGGGGTCGTGATATTGACTTGCGCTCTGATGTATCAATTGCAGATGAAGTATCTTCATTCACAAACTCTACATTTGCTGCAGCTGGTGGTCCATCACCTACCGGGAAATCTTGGATTGGTAAAAATACCGATGCTATTGCAGGAATTGCGTTGGATATCGGCAAGACTGCCCAACCTCTTAGCTTATGGGGTATGGAAATTGGTTATACCATTCCAGAATTGGAGTCTGCACGAGCTGTAGGCCGTCCAGTGGATGACCAGAAATTTAAAGGTATGAATCTGAAATATCAAATGGATATTGACGAACAGGTATATATCGGCGATGACACGCTTGGTGTAGAAGGCCTTTTAAACTCTTCAAAAGTAGGTGCAACGAACGTAAATAAAAACTGGAAACTAGCAACCCCACAAGAAATTTTAGACGATGTAAACCTTGTCTTAAATAACGCATGGGTGGCTTCTGGTTTTGCGGTTTGCCCGGACAAGCTTTTATTGCCACCAGTGCAATTTAGTCTCTTAACTTCGCGTATTGTCAGCGAAGCAGGGAATATTTCTATTCTTGAGTTCTTAAAGCTTAATAGCTTGAGTAATTCTGTGAATGGCCGACCTCTAAATATTCAGCCTTCTAAGTGGTGTGTAAAACGTGGTGCGGGTGGTACGGATCGTATGTTGACGTATACACAGTCTGAAGATCGTGTGCGCTTCCCGCTTGTACCGTTGCAACGTACACCGATCGAATATCGTGGTATTCGACAAATTACTACCTATTTCGGCCGTTTAGGTGTTGTTGAATGGGTATATCCAGAAACAGCTTATTACGCTGATGGCCTATAAGGGGTGAGCATGTCTAAGTTAGTACAAATTCTTTTAAGTAAGCCGCTAACCGTTAACCTTGGTCGTGATGAACAAGGGGAAGCGAAAACAATCGTTTTGCAAGCTGGAATTCAAGAAGTTGAAGAAGACGTGGCCAAACATTGGTTCGTGAAAGCTCATTCACAGGAAATTCCAGCACATTCAGCATATACCAATGAGCTTGAACAAGTCCTTGAGCAGAAAGATCAGGAAATTGCAGCAATGCAAATCCAGATTGATGAAGCAGCAAAACAAATTCTTAAGTATGACGAAGAAATGAAGGCTAAGGATAAAGAACTTAGTGATCTTAAAATCCAGTCAGCAAAAGAACTCCAAGACCGTGATGCCGAAATTGCAAAGTTGAAAGCTGAGTTAGCTAAAGCTACACCAGCCAAAGAAAAGGCCACACAAAAGGAAACCTAACCCATGATCAGTGAATCCTCTTTTCGTGAAGAAATGCCGGCATTTGCTGATACAACGCAATATCCGTCAGTTCAGTTTAATTTCTATTTAAACCTCGGGAAAAAATTACTTCGCGAGGAACGTTGGGAGGATATGCTTGATTACGGTTTAACGCTGTTCATAGCTCATTATCTTACGCTTTATCGGCGTACGATGACTGCAGCAAGTATTGGTGCGGATGCCGGCAAAATCGTAGGTAATGAGACCTCTAAATCAGTTGATGGCGTTTCAAAATCTATGGATGTTTCCGGCGTTCTCATCACCGATGCTGGTCATTGGAACCAGACAACATGGGGCGTTCAGTTTTATCAGTTAATGATGATGGCTGGCGCTGGAGGCATCCAGCTATGAGCAGCGGTGTTAAATCAAGTGGTAAAGGTCTTGCTGACATTTTCCAAGCTGTAGCTGAACTCTCTCAAATGGATGTTTTGGTCGGTATTCCGCACGGTGAAGCTAGAACCGATGGCGATGGTCTAACCAATGCGCAAATAGGCTACCTTCAGGAAACCGGTTCACCTTCTCAAAACATTCCTGAGCGACCTTTTCTTGTGCCGGGTGTTGAAGAAGTTCAAGAACCGGTAGGCGATAAGTTAGTTAAAGCGGTTGATGCTGCCTTAGATGGCAATAGCCAAAGAATGATGAAGTTGCTTGAGTCCGCTGGAATGATTGCAATGAATTCAGTTCGGGCTTACTTCGTTAATGGTGAATTTGCTCCCTTATCTTTGGCCACAATCCGTGCTCGAGCACGGCGTGGCCGTAAAGGTGCTAAGCAGTATCTTAAACAGCTTGAATCGGGACCTGCCGAAACAGGCCTTGTTCGGCCGTTGATCGATACTGGTGAGCTTAGAAAGTCGGTTACTTACGTAATTATGAAAAAGGATAAGGAGGTAAAGCGTGGCTCAACTTGATATTTCAGACGTTTTGCTAGATCCAGACTTCATGGACACAGGTATTATCTGTAAGCGTACAGAGGTCATCGTTGGAAACAATGGACGGTCTCAAGAAACGACTACATCAACACCCTTTGATGGCGTAGTTACTACAAATAATGGCCTCAATATGGACCGTCGAGCAGATGGCACATTGATTAAAGGCGCAATCAACATTCACACACAGTTTGCTTTAACTTCAGGCGATAAAAATACCAAAGCAGATGAGATTACGTGGAAGGGTAAAACCTACATTGTGGCTCAAGTGCTGGACAATCTACATTATGGCCAAGGTTTCATAAAAGCAATTTGTGAGCTTAAACCACTGGGGTAATCATGGGTGATTCTGCTTCAGGGGGATATATCCCCCCTAGTGGCGGATCTGCATATGACCAAGACCTAGAGGACATCTTTCAAGCTTTCATAGTCGGTATTACTTCTTTGCCAGGTGCAATGGTACGGCCACGTTTTCAAAGAGATCCACCGCCTTTTCCTGAAATTGGTGAGGATTGGTGCGCCTTCGCCGTAAAGTCAATAATTCCTGATGATGGGCCTTACTTCGACCAGAAAGACGAAACAATGGATTCAATTCGACATGAAGAATTGACGCTGTTTTTATCGTTCTACGGCGACCACAGCCAATCAATTGCAAACGTCCTAAAGGATGGTCTAGGCATTCCGCAAAACATCGCGCAACTCAAAGCGCAAAAAATCAAATTTATCAAGGTGGGTGAGATCATCACCGCGCCTGACTTTCTCAATAATCAGTATGTACATCGATATGACCTAACCGCTGTCTTTAAGCGGCAAACATTACGCACGTTTGCTGTTAAGTCATTTGTAGATGCTGGGCCGATAGAATTTCCTAGGAGTTAATCCATGACATTGCCTGTTTCAGACGTTGTTAATGTCTCCATTAGTTTGGCGGCATTAGCAGCAGGGCCACGTAGCTTCGGTAATTTACTTATTCTTGGTGCCACGGATGGTGTTGTAGATCCAGTTGAACGTTTACGCGAATACTCGGGTCTTACACCTGTAGCATTAGATTATGGTACCGATGCGCCAGAATATAAAGCTGCTGAATTGTACTTTAGCCAATCCCCAAAACCACGAACTTTATATATTGGCCGTTGGGTTAAATCGGCAAGTTCAGCGGTTTTAAAAGGTGCGGTTTTATCTGCAGATCAACGTGATATTTCAAACTTCACAGCTATTTCAGATGGTTCGATGAAAATCACCATTGATGGTTCTGAAAAGGTTGTAACTGCCCTGAACTTATCAGCTGTCACCAATTTAAATGGCGTGGCATCTGCCCTAACAGCCAAGCTGGGTACCGCTTCAGTAACTTGGAATGATGTTTATAACCGTTTTGAAATTACGTCATTAACCACTGGTACCACTTCGACAATTTCCTATGCTATTGCCAATGCAACCGGTACAGACGTTTCTTCATTGATGGGTTTAACCGTTGGTCATGCTTCGGTACCAGTAAATGGTTATGCTGCTGAGCCATTGATGGATGCAATTACACATTTAGCGGACAAGTCACTTAAGTGGTATGGGTTAGATATCGCAGAGCCTATTTCTGACGCAGATGTTGAGGCAGTAGGAGATTTTATTCTTGCTACAAATCCACCCCGAATTTATGGCCAGACAATTACGAACGCATTAGCTTTGGATGGTACCAGCACAACTGATCTGGCTTATAAGCTCTGCAAAGCCAATAATGGCCGAGTATTCACAATCTTTTCTGGTGATACCCCACATGCAGCTGCTTCGGTATTTGGACGAGCATTTAGCGTCAACTTTAATGGCACAAATACAACCATTACATTGAAGTTTAAGCAGCTACCGGGTGTAGAAGCTGAAGACTTGCAAGTCTCACAAGCGAAAGCATTGAATGCTAAAAACTGCAATGTCTTTGCTGGATACAACAATGACACAGCCATTTTACAAGAAGGCGTTATGTGTGATGGCTCATTCATTGATGAGCGTCATGGCCTTGATTGGTTGCAAAACCATTTAGAGACAGCATTGTGGAATCTTTTCTACACCACACCAACCAAAGTTCCACAGCTAGAGAGTGGCGTAAATCGTCAATGTACGGTGCTTGAGCGAGCATTAGAGCAAGCAGTAACGAACGGGCTTATTGGCCCTGGTCAATGGAATGGTGATTCTTTTGGGGCCTTAGAAACTGGTGATTATCTTTCAAAAGGATATTACGTCTTTGCCAATAGTTTAGATGATCAAGCTCAATCTGAACGTGAGGCACGTAAATCTCCAGTTTTCCAAATTGCAATCAAATTGGCTGGTGCAACACATTTCTCTGATGTGCTTGTTTCTGTTAACCGCTAATAAGGATAAGAAATATGTCTACATATTCATTTATGGATACTCAATGCACTCTTGCCAGTGACGACGGGGTGATTGACCTTGGTTACGGTGCAGGGGTTGCAGCTGAAGGTATTACCATTGCAATGGCTGCTGATGCTAACACCATGACTATTGGTTCAGACGGCGAAGGGATGCATTCATTAAGTGCCAATAAGTCTGGCACTGTGACTGTACGATTATTAAAAACATCTCCTGTTAATGCCAAGCTTTCCAACCTTTACCACATTCAGCGTTCAAGCACGAAGAAGTGGGGTAAGAACACAATCACATTGAACCATACCGGATCTGGTGACAATGCGACCGCCACTAAATGTGCTTTTAAGAAACATGCCGACTTAGCATACAAAGAAGTCGGTGATTTTAATGAATGGGCATTTGATGCAATCAAGATCGATCAAAAGTTAGGAGCGTATGAGTAATGCATATTGGTAATTATGATTATGAAATCGGTCGCTTAAATGCAATTGATCAATTCCATGTTTCCCGAAAAATTGCACCTATTATTCCTACAATCATGCCAATTCTTACGGAGTTGGCAAAAGGCGAACTTCAAAAAACCATTGAGAAGTTAGAAAGCGCTGAAGAAAACGATGTGAGTGGCTTGGCTGAGGCAAATCTCGAAAGCCTTGGCTCAGCATTACAACCACTTATGGATGCCTTCGCCAAGATGCCTGAGGATGATGTTGATTATGTCATTAAGAAGTGTCTAACAGTGGTTTCCCGCAATGGTGCAAAAGTAGTGGTCCGTGATGCAATCATGTTTGATGATTTAGGCATGGAGCATATCTTGCCGTTAACAATCGCTGTCATTCGTACGAACTTGGGAAATTTTATTCAAGGGCTGCTTACGACGGCATTGAGCAAGAAACAGCCCACATAAAGTTTAAACATTTACCAGACCACGAAGATTGGCTTTTGCGGCCAGTCATTCGTGGTCTTTGTCGTTTTGAATCTTTAAAAGATGGAACTTTAGATCTTGCAGATATTGCATTGATGAATGATGCATTAGATGTGCAGGCAGATAACCAGCTTTTACTCGAACGATACCACGAACAAAACAAAGGTTGAGTTAGACATGAGTGATACAGTTATTCGTGACTTCTTTGTGTCCTTAGGTTTCTCTACGGACAATGAAGGCGCTAGAAAAATGGTCGATACCCTTAAAGGGGTAGAGCTAAAAGCGGCATTGCTGCACAAGACTTTATTGCTTCTAGCAACTGGTGCAGTTGTCGCAGTAACAAAGACAGCAAGTGAACTCGATAAGCTGTATTACTCATCTCAACGTATTGGCGCATCTGCTTCAAATATTCGTGCGTATGGTGATGCAATCTCACAAATGGGTGGTAATGCGCAAAATGCACTACAGTCACTTGAGAATGTGGCGCAGAAGATGCGTAACTCACCCGGTTATGAAGGCATGCTAACAGGCATGGGTGTAGCTACACGTGATGGTAATGGCCAGTTGCGTGACCGTGTGGAAGTAATGAAAGACCTTTCAAAAACCATGAAAGGGATGGATTACTACCAGGCAAATGCTTATGCGAGTTCTTTAGGTATTGATGAAAATACCCTTATGGCCATGCGTGATGATAAGTTCATCGACAACATGGAGAAGTACCAGAAGTTACGTCAAAGTGTTGGCTTAACTGATGAGCTTACCAAGTCTGGTACCGATTTCATGGTTGAATTCCGTGACATCACCATGACGACCAAAGCTATTACAGAAGTTGTTGTAATGACCGCAGGACAAACACTTATTCCAGTGCTGAAGGTGATCAATAATTTCTTACGTAGTGCGATTGCATGGTTCGCTGATCTGGATCCGCGTTTTAAAGCTATATTGGCCACCGGTTTAAAGTTTGCCTTGCTTGCAATTATCTTTGGTGGCTTTATTGGCACAATTGCTAAATTAGCTTCTGTGCTGCCATTGCTGAAAAGTCTACTCTTTTTAATCAAGTCTTTACGATTGGCCTTCCTGGCTTCTCCAATTGGTATTGTCTTGGCTTTGGCCGCTGCTATTGCAGCTTTATGGGATGACTACCAAACTTGGAAAAATGGCGGTGAAAGTCTAATTGACTGGTCAAAGTGGGAGAACGGGATTGAAACCGCAATTAGCCGTATTAAGCAGTTGGCCGAGTTAATCAAAAGCCTTAAGGATAAAACTGTAGAGTTTGTTACCAAGGCAATTGATGATCCAGCAGGAACCGCGAAAGAGACAGCAGAAGCAGCTACCCAAGCTGCTAAAACGGGTGCAGCAGTAGTTGCGAATGTAGCTAAGACAACCGTAAGTACTATTAAGAAAAGTGTTTCTAAGAGTTATGGTTTTAGCTTTGGTAAAGATGTTGATAGATACATTCATGAAGCTGCTACAAAATATGGTCTTGATGAGAAGGTTTTACGTGGCTTCGTTAAAATGGAGGATGGTTGGACTGGGAAAATGTCACCTACAGGAGCGATTGGTACCGGTCAGTTTATTCAGTCTACTTGGGATAATCTGGCAAAAACCGCTGAGGGTAAAGCAATTGGTATGACAAAGATCGGGAAGAGATTTCGTACTAAAAACGATCCTCGTTATGACAAGCATATTAATACTTTAGCAACAGGTCTTTTGGCTAAACAGAATGCAGATATTCTTACTAAAAATGGATTAGCAGTTACGGGGGAGAATCTTTATTTACTCCATAATATTGGACCGGGAATTATTCCTGCTTTAAAGGGTTCTAATAAGGTGTCTGCTAAAACTCTTGAAGCAATAAGAGTAAATACCCCAATTAAAGGTCAAACTCCTGTACAGTTTGTTCAATATCAAAAAGGACGGTTTAAGAAGCATTACAACTCAGCAAATGTTGGCGAAAAGATCATTAATAATGGTGAGACTAAGATTAATAATTTTGGTCCACCAAATGGCAATCCAGACAAAGCCCAAGTTAATAATTCTTCAAATATGTCTGCTAAATCAGTAGTAATACATCAAAGCTATAAAACTGATATGGTAATCAATGGTGCAAGAGAGCCAGTAGAATCAGCGAACGCTGTAAAAAAACAGCAAGAAAATACGATGATTCTTTTGGCTCGTAACACTAAAAGTTTAATTGGTTAATTGGCATCAATATCTGTTTTTAGCTGTTTTGCACGATCATTATTTAACTGGACGATACAGTTCGCATGTGCGTTTCTTTCACCGTGATAGAAACTATAAGTTGTGCAATAGCTGTCACGGTAAAGCAACCATGCTTTTTGTGATTTATTTAAATCATTTATGACATTAGGATTATAAGTTAACTGTTCCTTGGAAATTTCTTTTAACTTTTTAAGATTAGAGGTGACTTTCGCAAAGGATTCGTCTTCATAACATTTCGCTACATCAGTAGGTTCATTAAAGTAAATTTCGCAGTTAGCAAAAGTGCCGAAACTTAATAATGATGCTGTTGCCAACAATAAGATTCTCTTCATTAATCTTTATTCCGAATAGTTGTAGAGATATTTAAAGTATCACTTTGATCTTTACTATCAGCAATACTTTCATGTTTTTTATAATCTTCTTCAGTGGGGATGTATTCGTGAGCAGCTTTTTCAGCTTCTGGTGAAAATTCCTCCTTATCACTACTATCTGAATTTTTCTTTTCAGTTAATTGTGTAGAAGATTGCGATTTATTAGGGGTGTTATCAAATTTTGCCAAGTAAATGGCAAAGCCAATAGCTACAATTACTACCCAAAATATCAGTTTGAAAAAGAACTTAAAGCAACCGCCTTTTGATTCATACAGTTCATTTTTAACTGAAAAGCTTTGGCCACAATTTTTACAAGTGTATTGTGATTTAAGTATATTTGATTTGCTTGAAGCAAATCGTGTCTGCTTACTATTACAGTAGGGACAAATTGGTCTTGATGATGTGCTCACAAGAATTAACCTTTATTTTAAAGTGATTTATCTTTAATCAAAAATTATATAGGTTTAGTTCAAGCATTGAGAAGCAACATTTTTTGAAAATATTTAAACCCACCACTTGGTGGGTTTTTTATTGCCCGGAGGAAAGCATGGCTATCACTGAAACAGTTGGCTCACTATTGTTTGGTGGTCATCGTTCAATAATGGGTTTATTTGCAGATGTAGTTATTGAAGAGAATCATTCTGATGAGCTTGTGATAACGGAACATCCAGTAGAAAAAGGTTCACCGATTTCTGACCATTGCTATAAAGCACCACCAGAGGTCACCATGAAAATCGGATGGTCTGAAAGTGCTGGCAGGTTAAACGGGCTAATAGGTAATACATTTATTGGGTCAGATTTGTCACTTCTTGGTATTTATCAGGGGTTGCAGGCCTTACAAGGTCAACGACTTATTATTTCTACTGGTAAACGCCTTTATACGGACATGTTGATTAAGTCATTAAAGAATGTCACTGATGAAACGTCCGAAAATGCTTTGATGATCGATATTGTATTTAAGAAAGTTTTTATTGTTTCCACAAAAGAAACGCTGGTTTCTATCGCTGATCAAAAGAATCCTGAAGTAACTTCTGATGTTGTTGATTCTGGTACCAAACAGCTGAAACAAGTTAACTCTTCAGTATTGAATACTGTTTTAGGACCAGCTGTAGATGCTTTTAGTTCATTAATGAGTGGTAAGTAAATATGGCTTTGTATGAAATCCCTTTGCTCGATCGGAATCAGAAGTTTTTTATCAAACTAAATAAAGTGAATTATCAGCTCAAACTGATTTTTCTAAAGCGCTGGTATCTAGATATCTATCAGGCAAATGCTGAACCAATTGCCCTTGGAATTCCTTTAGTTTCGGGGTTAGACATACTAAGTCCTTACAGTCACATGATTAATGGCTCAATGTATGTTCAAAACTTAAATGAAGATGAAAGCCAATCATTTAATGACTTGGGCACTAACATCAAACTTTTTTGGCAGGATCCAGAATGAGTGAACAATGGAAGCGTAATTGCCGGCTAACCGTTCAACTTAAGTATAGGGAGCCTGAGGCATTAGATTTATCTGAAATGCGAATTGTATTTCGAATAAGTCAGCCTACGGCCGAAACGCCTAAGGCAGCAGAGTTTTATATCTACAACCTTTCTGAAGACACAATGAATCGCTTGGCTGGTGAAGATAACTCAAATGTCGGTGCTATGGTCACTTTTGAAGTAGGGTACGGTGATGAGTTGTCAACCATTTTTAAAGGTTCAACTTTTCAATACCGGCGTGGACGTGAAAGCCCTACGGATAAGTTTTTATGTATTCTGGCCCAATCGGGCGATAAAGCTAAAAACTATGCTTTAGTGAATAAAACCATTGCTGCCGGCACGACAGTAGATCAGGTAAAAAATGAAATCGCCAAAGAGTATCAGGCTAATGGTGTAGAAACCGGTGAATTGCCACAGCTTAGTGATCAAACATATGTTCGCGGCAAAGTCATGTTTGGTTCACTAGACGATCAGATCCGCCAGTTTTGCAAAGACACAAATACGGAGTACTTCATTGATGATGAATACCTCTACATGGTCGGAATTAGTAGTTATTTGCTGGACTCTGTATTTGAAATGAATGCAAATACTGGGATGGTCGGAATGCCTCAGCTAACTACTGAAGGCTTAATGGTGAATTGCCTCCTTAATCCTCAATTACGCCGTGGTAGACGCATACATGTCGATACTTCAAGTATCCAGACACAAGCTTTTGATATTGATTACCAAAGCCAGGGCGTTGATCAACCACAAAAGGATCTAAAAACGGCTGGTGGTATTAATGGTATTTACATCATCAAGGCAGTTGAGCACTACGGAGATACACGTGGTGATGACTGGTATACAAGCACAGTTTCAGTTGGTCAGGGTGCTGTAGTTCCTAAATCTGGTATTACAATTACGGCGGTGGATTGATTATGGCTTTAAGTAATAACGAAAGATCGCCCCATTTGCTTAATACAATCAACGATGCGATTAAATCTGCTCTAGCAGTACTGTGGACTAATTTGCCTTGTATCGTTGATTCTTATGATCCAGATAAGCAAACAGTATCAGTTACACCAGCTATTCAGATACCGGTAATGCGTGAAGATGGGTCAATGGAGTTAGTGGATCTACCATTAATACCAGACGTGCCGGTATGCTGGCCTAAAGCTGGAGGCTTTGCTTTAACATTTCCAGTTAAGCAGGGTGATGAGTGCCTAGTACACTTCTCTTCAAGATGTATCGATCTGTGGTGGCAAAACGGTGGCATTCAACCACCTTTTGAAAACCGTAAACATGATTTATCCGATGGCTTCGCTACATTTGCGCCGCAATCTCAACCTAAACGTTTAAAAAGCGTGGCCACCGATGCAGTTGAGTTAAGAAACGATGGCGGCAATGCCAAGATCCGGATTAATGATGCTGGAGAGTTGGAGTTTTTAGGTACCAAAGCTACTTTTAATTGCCCGGTTGAAATGAAGGATGGATTAGGCGTAATAGGGGCATTAAAAAATAACGATGTGGATGTTGGATCTAGCCACGGCCATACGAAAGTACAGCCGGGTGATGGTGAGTCTGGTCCACCGAAACCATAAATGAATGAGGGGGTCGCTGAAAGGCGGCTTTTTTTATGCGCTATAGAAAGCTAGATGAAGATGGGGATTATAGCTTTGGCCAAGGTCAAAATAATTTCCATAGTAATACACCTGAGGGTGTAGCGCAGGCGGTTATGACGCGTCTTAAGTTTTGGGTGGGTGAATGGTTTGCTGATACCTCAGATGGTACGGGGTGGACAACAGACGTGCTGGGGAAATACACAGATCATCTTTTTGAACTGATGATTCGCCAGCGCATTTTAGAGACTCAAGGTGTACTCCGGATTGATTCATTCGACAGTCAATTTAATGGAGAAACACGCACGTTATCCATTCAATCATCCATAACTACGATCTATGGTCCTGCCGATCTGCAAGGGGATATATAAACATGGCACTAACTAGCATAGCCCCGGTAATTAACCAATATGGCGTAACAGTTTCAACATATAGTGAAATTGTTGAGCACCTTAAAGAAAAATATCGGGGAATTTATGGCCAAGATGTTTACTTAGAAAATGATAGTCAAGATGGACAATGGATTGGTGTAATTGCTCGTGTAATTGCTGACTGTAATGCAGTTGTTTCCGATGTTTACAACTCTATGTCACCAAGTACTGCCGATACTGATGCGCTTTCACGCAATGTCAAAATCAATGGCATTCGCCGTGCAGTGGCCACAAAATCAACTGTATCAGTGGTTTTGGTGGGCGTTGCTGGCACAATCATTAATAACGGTATTGTAAGTGACAAAAATAACAACCGGTGGTTGTTGCCGGCACAAGTTGTTATTCCGCCTGAAGGTGAGATTGTTGTAGCTGCTTCAGCTGAAAAGCCTGGAGCAATTTTAGCTTTACCAAATTCAGTAACGACCATTTCAAAACCTACACGAGGTTGGCAATCCGTTAATAATCCTCAGGCGTCGACCTTAGGTGCTCCAGTCGAAAGCAACACTAAGTTACGACAACGTCAGGCACTATCAACCGCTATCCCATCACGCTCTTATACTGAAGGTATTTTAGGTGCGTTGTTTAGCCTTGATGGAGTGAGCCGTTGTAAGGTTTATGAAAATAAAAAGTCATTCGTCGACCCTTTAGGGCTTCCTCCCAATTCATTGGCCGTTGTTGTAGCTGGTGGAGATGATCAATTGATTGCCGAAACCATTCGGGTAAAGAAAGCGCCTGGTTGTGATCTATATGGAAACACAACAGTGATTCGCCCAACTGTCTATGGCGATCCAGTAGAAATTCAATATTGGCGACCTATTCAAAAGTCTATTGGTATCCGTTTTGAATTAACGACTAATTCTGATTACACGGTAGATATTGGTGAGCAAATCAAAAGCGCTTCAGCTGATTACATTAACCAGCTCGATATTGGTGACCGTATTGCAATTAATAAGCTGTATGTACCAGCAGGTTTATACGGTGCATTGGATGCCAGGTCTTATGAAATTGAAAGCCTTCAATTGACTGTAGACGGCGTACCAGTTGAGGGTGATTACACCTTAGATTTTAACGCCGTGGCCTATTGTGATTCAGACAATATCGAGATCAGTGTTGCTGGAGGTGGTTAATGCAAACAGATGATTACTTGAATCTGATCATTAATGAGCACCGATCTAAGCCAAAGTTTAAACAGACTGTCAAAGAATCAATAGAACCTATTCTTGATTGTATAAACGTGCTGCAAAGTATAAATGAGAAGTTTGACTTAGATACAGCCATTGGCGATCAGCTTCACATTCTTGCCGAGTGGGTGGGTGCGCCTCTGGTAGTTCCCAATATTGTACCTCTCCCTTTCTTTGGGTTTGATGGCCAGCCTGAAGCATTAACCTTCGGTGAAACGGATAACCCAGATATTGGCGGTTTTTGGCGCGAATCAGGCATCAGTAGTTATCGTGGCCAGAGCATCCCCCCTCAAAAATTACCCTCAGTTGTTAAAGCTAAAATCTTGTTAAACAACTGTGATTGTACTCTCGATGAAGCATTTGAAATCTGCAAGCTATTAACCGATATACCTTTCAAATTAAAGGACAATAGGGATATGACAGTTACCTTTGAATTTCTTGCAGACTTTCAACCTATAGATAAAGAACTAGTCCGCTTGTTATTTCCTTTACCAAGTGGAGTTGAGCTAATTTTTTCGGATGAAGTAGATGGATAAGTTAGAAGAATTTAGCCTGAACGGGCCAAAAAATACTGATGGACTAACTTTATTAAGTGGCTTTCCATCAAATCAGAAACCGGCACGGCAGTGGTTTAACTGGTTATTTAATTCAATAACCAAAAAGATTAATGAAATCATTGATGGCAAGCTAGATGCAAGTGCAAATGCTGTTTCTGCAGCAAAGTTAGAAACGGGCCGAAAGATAAATTTCACTGGTGTAATTGAGGGGAGTGGCACATTTGATGGCTCTAAGGATATTACTATCGATACGATTGGCGGTGGAACCTTAGGTGAGAAAGCAATCGCGATTATTCGCCTGAACGGCTCAACGTTCGATTTAGTCAAAAGCCGTGGATTTGCTTCAGTTGCAAATATGGGAGGCGGTCAAATCGAATTTACTTTGTCTGAAGATGCGCCAGATACAGATTATGGTGTTGTTTGCACTGGTACTGCTAATGACACAGCAGCAGTGAGCTTTCAGGAACGTGAAGATTTTGCACGCACCAAATCCAAATTTCGTTTAATGGGTGCATATGGTGGTGATAATACTCAAGGGTCATACACTCCAAAAATCTGCACTGTAGTCGTCTATTACTAACTTGAATTATTAAATTATCTAACCGCCGAAAGGCAGTTTTTTGTTGCGTGGAGATTTTGTTATGGCAACAAACTGGAATGCGGTATTAGCAAATGTTAATAACTCAGCTGATATTCTAGCTATTTTACGCAAAGTGCTTTCTCTTCTTGAGCTAAAGGTTGATGGAACAACAATTGATGAGGTTTTGGCTCAATTAGAGAAAGTTGCAGCTGATGGTCAAATCACAATTGAAGAAGCATTGGAAACCCTAACATTTCTCGACCAAAAGATTGATGAGCGAACTTCTGCATTTAACGATGCTATTGAAGCTGCTGCAGCTGCTGGAGCAGGTGCCAATGGATGGACTGCTGATTTAGTCGTTGATGGTGATAAGACGCAGAAGCAGATTAATGAGGAGCAAAATGAGCGAAAAAGCGTAAAACTTTGGGCTACTAGTCTAGTTGATGCTTTATCAAAATATAACTCTGTTGATTTTGATGAGGATGAAAATATTAATGTACCTGTTGCCTTAATGTCAGGCCAGAATATAACTTCGAACAACCATGAATTAAATCAGACCACGCCATCTACTATCGTGCTGGAAGGTCAGTACGGTGCTTCCGATATGGTTATTGATGGACTTAGTATCCAGCAAGACAAGTCAGGAGTAGTGAGTGGCGGTACTAATAATAATCATGCGGCTATTAAAATTCGCGGTGGACTGAGGAACAAAATCAAGAATTTAGTTCTGAATAGCCAGCTTGGTATTAGTCTTGGTATGGGTGAGGCTGGTGCTGCGGACCGCCGCAGCATGTTTAATGTTATTCGAGACATCGTATTTAAGAATACAAACATTGGTGTCGAGCATATTGGAGCTTCTTATAACCAGTCTATGAATATTGTTGTAGACCCTCAAGACAAAGGTGCTTTCATGGGGGATCGCGGTACTGGTTACGACAAGATTGAGAATCCAGATGAAACAGCTCATGCACCATGCCATGCAAACAATGGTGTGAACTGGATCATTCGCAATATGGCTACCGGGATCTCGTCTCAGAATAGCTCTAAGTTTGAATCGAAGATCAATTACTTTATTTCAGGGTGTGATCGAGCGATTCAGATAATTAAAGGCACAGTCCAAGGAAACAACCCCACTCTAAATAACTATCAAATTATTTCCGAGAAATGTAAGCAGTTGATTGTTAACGATGGAGGCAATCACAACATTTTCCGATTTATTGCTGATGGATCGGCCTTTACGGATCAGGGCATTCAGGAAATAGCAGGATTTTTAGGAAAGGGCTTTAACCAGTATCTAGGAACTATTAAAAATTCTGCGAAAACTGCCGCGCAGTTACGCTATTCCCACAACTTGTACGGCTTGCAAGTCAGCAAGGCAACAGGGAATGGAGCTAACGTAAATGGTAATTACGGTGGTGGCTTAATTATTGTAGACGGCGCAACTGGAACAGGTGTTGCTTTAGCGGGTAACTACAACAACATGCAAGTTGTCGCAACAGAGTGTTTGAATGCGTTGGTTGTTTCAGGATCTGGGAACACTGTAAATATTCAAACAGATGGTAATGTGCAAATTAGCGGGTCAGGCAATACCATTATTGGCAGAATTGGCGGAAGCTTGACGGTTACAGGTAACGATAATAAATTTATCGGAGAAGTGGTCGGCACTGTTACAAGAACAGGCACAACAGGGAATGATTTTACTGGGCTTAAAGGTTGGTCAGGTAATATTGTATTATCTGAGCAAATAACTGATGGGTCTGGTCGTGTTACTGTTGCAGTTCCAAAGCACACTAGCGCACAGATTAGAAATATATATGCAACCATTCCAACCAATACATCAGAGTGGAGTTTAAAGGTTATTAGTATTTCAGGTGGAAATGTGATGTTTGAGCTACAAGACAACTCCGGAAATGCAGTGCCAAGCACAGCTGTAGCTTTTAATTATACTTATAGTTGTTCATAAAAAAGGAGCTTATGCTCCTTTTTTTATGTTGCCCAGAAGAACCAAAGCATTAATGTGTATATCGCATACCCCAAAATCAACAGTTGTTTTTCTCTTGATTTGAGCTGCAAAAGTGCGATGATAATGATCGGGAAACACGCGGCTAAGAAGCGTGATGAGTAACCCGAGAAGAACACATTAAAAAACACCATTCCCAAAATAATTAAGCTGATGTAAAAGAAAGCGTTTCTTTCAAGCTTTTCTGTATATGCTTTAATTGCCAAATAAACAAAGTAAATTACCCAGAAGCTCATGTAAAGAACGGGTGAAGACATGTCTTCATATTCTGCTCGTCGATCTCCGAGTTGACCTAAAATTTGTGACATAAGAGGGCCGGTGACAATCGCAAGTACTAAGCCAACCATTATCGCGACTGTATTTTTAAACATAAAATTGAGTTTTTCCCATTGCTCCAACTTTGTAGCAATAAGAAAAACACCAATAAAAATTACGGCCGACGTATGAAAAAAAGGTGTTGAAAGAAGAATTGGAATATATAAAATATTTTTTCGCTTATAAAGTATATAAGCTAAATACACTAAAGACATAGTGAATGCTAAACGCATTTGCGAGAAGCAAAAGTCTATAAAGACCGGGTTTATTAGAAATAAAAAACCATAATATTTTGTTCTTGTTATGACTAGAAATATAGAAAAAAACATGATCAATGAACTAACAATCATGAAAATATGACTAGAATTTAGACCATTTTCTGTTGCTATATAAAGTAGCTCATGCCAGCCCCACTCAAAACTTATTTTTGAAAGTAGGGTGTCATAATCGAACCACAGGGTTTTATTAACAGTGTGATCTATATAGCTTACATAGTTTGCTCTATCGACATATTCTGAGCTTCGGAGTGTGTCCCAAGGAATGAGCACAATTATGAAAGTCGCGAATAGTGCTAAAAAAAAGCTATATGCACTTTTCTTTTTGATTACAAAGTTCATCTTAAGTTAAATGTCCAGAATTATTTTAGAGAGATACTTGAGTTTCTAAGATGCCCATTGCATCCTTTCGAGTTTGATATATTCGTTGCGCCAACGATATCAACTTTAATGCTGTTATTGCTCCATGCATTGAAGCAATTTCCTGATGAATTAGACTGTATGGACATAGTACCTATTGCTTTTTTATTTATTGCACCAAGTAATAGGCCATGCCCAGAGTTAGCATCTTGATGGTTCTCAATGGTAATTGATAAAGGTTTTGTTGAATTATCATATCTGCTCAGACCGATCTGGATGCCTGAACCCTGATTGCCTGATGTTTTAATATTCTTCAATACAATATTTTTTAATATCATTGACCCGTTGTTTGGCTCGATATCAATGCCACTTGCTGGCATAGCACCACTTGTATTTGTTGCAGTAATATTGGATGCAAGCAGCTTATTGACTGAGATAATTGAAATACCTTGACGCCTATTATCGTTCATCCTGATGTTCTTTAGGCTGATGTTATACGTTGAGTTTTTTCCGTTTGTACCTATATAAATAGCATCACCCCACATCTTATCAATGTTCATGTTTGAGATAGATATATTTTGAGAGTCTCTTATTTCGATACCCATACCCCATTCACCAGTTTTACCTAGGTGAGTATATTTATCTCCTGTTAAAGAGCCGCCAGAGATCTTTACGTTCTTCACATTTTTAACCTGAAAAACACGGTAGCTTCCATGTTTGGTGGGAATAACGGCAAGCTTGGTCTGTGGGGTTAATCTAATTTCAGTTCCATCTTTTGGGGTGATTGATTTGTTGGCATCAATTTTGTAAGTGCCAGCAGGTATCGATACTACTTTTTGATGTTTAAGGAGTTGATTTACATAAGATGTAATATCAGTGTTTTCAATAAATTTGGCCCATGCACTAGATGTAAAGCTACAAGCCGCAACCCAAAATATAATTTTCAACTTCATTGATTTTTCTTCTTAAAGGAGCCCATGCCAAATTTTAGGCTAATTAAGCCTAGTGCTGAATAGATTGCTGCCATAACTACAAAGTGGCCAATATCAATAGGGTTATTCAGCTTTAACTCAAAGTAGTAGGCGATAGATACAGATACAAAGATAGTAATAATTTGGGGAATGTTTTTTTTCAAACGATCAAAGAATTTGCTGATTGACATGTTGCTGAGCTTATTTTGAGTTGACAATATTGTAAGGTAGAGTTTATTGCTTAGCAAATTACATCTTGTTTAAGCTTAGGTATTGTTAACAGCTTTTAGTTCTTCTATGTCATTAATGATTATGGTCTCATTACTATAAGAGATCGACTTACAAGACTCAAATTTTTTACTTTTTGTATTGAAAATCAATTGACATCCTGAATTAAATGATAATTTTTTTGTCATAATTTCAATTTTACAATCTGTAAATTTTCTTATAACTGATATGTATTCCGTAAATGCTGGTCTAGGTAGGAATATCTTTTCGCCAGTTTCGAGATTGAGGAGATAATTTGGACGATGGGAGAAATCAGTTCCAGCCCAGGTTTCATCATTAAGAGTGATCATTGCTGTAAATCCTGCTAATTTACTCATCACTCTTTTCACGATAGTGCATTCAGTAGAATTTATTTTTACAATATCTAGATATTTGGCAGTATCCCCCACAGTTACATAGTAAAAATCATCATTTATGTGATGGATACAATGGATATGATAGACTAGTGAATCATTTTGATAGGGTTGGTAAAGATAAATAACAGTATTTTCAATATATGCGATTCTTGACCCAGGATTGTCATACTCTCCGAGAACAAATTTATCATCGCTTACCATTGAAATAGTTTCTTCCCTACTATTAATTAAAATATTTTGTATGTTCACTTGAAAAGTATTAAAAGATTTATTGATAGGCTCAATTATATTCTCTTGTTGACAAGGACTAGGTCTATAAAATAAAAAACAGAAAAGGCCATATACAGCCTCATGAACCCTTTTCTCTCTAATACACCCGATTATTAAACCTAAAACCTTAAAGTTTATGGCTCTAATTTTAAAATTTTCTGAATAACTTGTAATTCCTTTATTTTTTATACTTTTCAAAATTTCACCCTTAACCGTAGATATAATGAAATAGTAACTTTTTATTTATTAAAGATTAACCCCAATTTAAGAATCTTTTTACCCAACAAACCACTACAAGCCTTAGCTTCAAATAAGTTAGGGCTTTTTTATTGTCAAAGAATTAGGAGTATTTATGGAACCAGTTTCCACAAGCGGCTTTGCTGCAATTTTAAAATTCTATGGTGTTGCAATTATGGTGACACTAGCTGTTGCTCTAGTTGCGGCAGTTGTATTAATGACACGAATGCCACGATCGCCTCAAGAATGGGCGGTAGGTTTAATTTGTACTGTTGTATCAAGTCTTGCTGGCGGTTCGCTAATTATTATGAAGTTTAGTTTACATGCTTGGGCAACTGATACATGGGGATGGTTTGCAATAGGTGGACTTTTCTTTGTATGCGGCTTACCCGGTTGGGCTTTGATTAGGTGGGTCTTTAATTTCATTGATAAACAGGAAGGCAAGACGATTGTCGAAGTAATTAAAGAAATTAAGAAGGCTAAGAATGATATTACAGGCGGTGAGCCATGACAGTTAAAAACTTCTTTGATGCTGCACGAGTAATTGCAGGTGGCAAACTTACACAAGCACAAGTAGATGATTTAAATAAAGTGGTCGAAAAACTTGCGCCAGGTGGAAAAACTACAAGTGATGATGGTGTAAACCTAATATCTGGTTTTGAAGGCACACGATTCACAGCCTATGACGATGGTGTGGGCATCTGGACCATTGGTACCGGTACGACAGTTTATCCTAATGGCGTGAAGGTAAAAAAAGGGGATACTTGTACAGCAGAACAAGCTAAGACTTACTTTAAGCACGACTTAGCCAAATTTGAAAAGACTGTAAATGAATCGGTTAGTGTACCTTTATCTCAAAACCAATTTGATGCTTTGGTGTCGCTGACTTACAACATTGGTTCAGGTGCTTTTAAGGGCTCAACATTGCTCAAGTTGCTTAATAAAGGCGACTATCAAGGCGCTGCTGATCAATTCCTAGTTTGGAACAAAGCAGGTGGCAAGGTTATGAAGGGCCTAGTTCGTCGCCGAGAAGCAGAACGAGCACTCTTTTTAAAGAAGTAACTTATATGTGCAAACGTACCAAAGTTGCATCGATCATCACATTGCTGTGCTTAATCTTCTCAGGTTGCACAGCTCACACTATTAATAGTAATGTGAATATCTCGATTTGTGTAAGGGCTTTGTGATGTCGCAAGTCATGATCATGGTTTCGGAAGCGGGCAGAATGGAGAATACTTGCAATCTACCCGCTGATTTAGATAAGAACGGGAATGTTCTTAAAATTTATGATTACTCATTAAATGAGTTGCCGATTAATTTAGATGGCACTGTGACTTACAATGGCAAAAGATGGACCTTTGATAAGAAGCAAAACTTTTAGTATTTCCAGCTATCAACAATATCAGCCCAGTCTTGCATCATTTTACGTCTAGCATCTAAGTGCTGTGAATGGTCGTACGATGCTTTTGTTCTATTTTGTTCTGCATGAGCAAGTTGTTTTTCAATCCATGCCTCTTCATAGCCTTTTTCATATAGTAGGGTAGAAGCCGTTGCACGAAAGTCGTGGGCAGTTACATCATTCAAACCAATGTAAGTAAGCATTTTATTTAACGTTGTCCTAGAAATCATACAGTCACGCTTCTGTGGCGAAGCAAATACATACTTCTGACCTTTAGTGATTGCATACTGGTCTTTCAATATCTCAAACAATTGATCAGACATAGGAACAATGTGTACTCGGTCCATTTTCATTGATCGTTCTTGTCTTCTCCGGCGAGATGATCTAGGAAATTTAATTATCCGGTCTTCAAAATTAACAAAAGGCCACTCCATTTTCCTTACTTCAATTGTTCTCAACATTGAGTAGAGTAAGGTTAGTGTGGCATTTCTAACAGTAGAAGAGCCTTTATAAGTATCAATGTTAGTCCGAAGGATAGTCCGTTCGTGCGGCTCAAGTGGTCTTGCATGTTCTACTTGTGGGCTTTCAATAGCCTCTTTAACCGCATAGGTCGGGTCGGTATCAGTCCGTAGAGTTACAATCGCATAGCGCATGACTAGGCCAATAAAACGCCTATTCAGATTGGCTGCGGCTTCACCTGTAGCAAAGTTATCTTGTTTTTTAATTCGCTCCATAGTGTTCTTCATGATTTGGAGAACATCAGCCGAATTAACTTCTTTTATCGGCTTATTACCGATGATCTTAAAAATATCTCGTTCCATTGCCCCTTTAAAACGATCTACATATCCTTCGGACTTGTACTTCATTTTTTCTTTAATGAACTCTTCTGTAACAGCCTTAAAGCTGTTATTAGTTGCAGCACGTTTTTCTTCTTCTTTCTGGTTTCTGTCTTCAACCGGATTAATGCCTTTTGCAAGTAAGGCCTTTGCATCTTCTTTTCGCTTCCTGGCATCAGCTAATGATACAGACGGGTACTCACCAAAACTAATAGTCCCTTCCTTGCCATTTAAAGTATATTTAAAGCGCCATATCTTTTTACCTGATGGTCGCACTTCAATATACAGGCGTTCAGCATCAAGAATGCGATACATTTTATCAGTTGGCTTTAAGGTCTTGATTTTAGAATCAGAAAGCATACGGGTAACGGGTAATGAAAAGAGGTTACCCGCCACGATACCCGTTTTTTGTGGAGATTAAAATAGATTATAAAAGATTAAAACAGACAAATAATTATGACTATCTATTGAATTGTATGATTTTGGCAGATTGATACAGATTACAACAGATTATTATCTTTAGAATTGTTGAGAATGACGATTTTCATAAAAAATGACTTCTTCTTTCAAATAAGCGGTAAAAACATTGAGCTATATTTAAGTGCGAAATTTGCTTATTTCCCACATAAATCTCAAAAAGGGTTAAATTCGATTAAGCTATTATGCGTTAATAAAAGTTGAAAGTATTGTTTATCGATAATTATTTTTGTTTGGTTAGTTAAATATTATAAAAGGGAGAATCTACATAATGGGTTATCAGAAGATCGTGGTTCCTGCCGACGGTGATAAAATTACAGTAAAAGCAGACCTGTCACTGAATGTACCAAATCATCCAATTATTCCTTTCATTGAGGGTGACGGTATTGGTGTAGATATTACACCGGCAATGAAAAAAGTTGTTGATGCGGCAATTTTAAAAGCCTATGGCGGCAAACGCTCTATTGAATGGATGGAAGTGTATTGCGGTGAAAAGGCCAATAAAATTTACGGTACCTATATGCCGGAAGAAACCTTTGAAGCGCTGCGTGAATTTGTAGTTTCAATTAAAGGCCCTTTAACTACACCAGTCGGTGGCGGCATTCGTTCACTCAACGTTGCACTACGCCAAGAACTGGATTTGTATGTATGTGTACGTCCTGTGCGTTGGTTCCAAGGCGTCCCTTCACCCGTTCAACATCCTGAGTTAACTGACATGGTAATTTTCCGTGAAAACTCGGAAGATATTTATGCGGGTATTGAATGGAAAGCAGATTCTGAAGAAGCTAAAAAAGTCATTAAATTCCTTCAAGAAGAAATGGGGGTCACAAAAATTCGTTTCCCTGAAGGATGTGGTATTGGTATTAAACCTGTTTCTAAAGAAGGAACACAGCGCTTAGTTCGTAAGGCTATTCAGTTTGCAATAGATAATGACAAACCTTCGGTGACTCTTGTTCATAAAGGCAACATTATGAAATATACCGAAGGTGCCTTTAAAGAATGGGGGTATGAGTTAGCGCTAGATCGTTTCGGTGGTGAATTAATCGATGGTGGCCCATGGGTTAAAATTAAGAACCCTAAAAATGGTAAAGACATCATTATTAAAGACGTGATTGCAGATGCTTTCTTGCAACAAATCTTGATGCGTCCTGCTGACTACTCTGTAATTGCAACCCTTAATTTAAATGGTGACTATATTTCAGATGCTTTAGCAGCAGAAGTAGGGGGAATCGGGATTGCACCAGGTGCGAATATTGGTGGAGCTATTGCAGTGTATGAAGCAACGCATGGCACTGCACCTAAATATGCTGGGCAAGATAAAGTCAACCCGGGTTCAATTATTCTCTCTGCTGAAATGATGCTCCGTGATATGGGGTGGATAGAAGCAGCGGACCTGATTATTAAAGGTATTTCAGGAGCGATTGCAGCTAAAACCGTAACTTACGATTTTGAGCGTTTAATGCCGGGAGCGACCTTGTTACGTTGCTCAGAATTTGGCGATGCCATAATTCAGCACATGGAAGATTAA